GATTAAGTGCTGCCTTGAGTCTGCTTTTGAACCGCGCTGCGTCGGCGGGGCTGATGTCGTTCTTGCGATTGGGGGCAATCTGCTGGTGCGTGACGATGCGGGACATCGGGATGTGCCAGCGCTTCATGCGGGGCACGATGTATTGGATGGCGGACTCTATGGCCGCTTCACTGAGCGGGTCTTCGTATGTGTTGCCGTCCCACGCCACACCGAGGGAATAGCTGTTGCAGTCCGGCACGCCCTGCCATGAGCTGATACCTGCATGCCAGCAGCGGGCCGTGTCGTCGGCGAGGACGGTGCGGTTGCCGTTGCGGGCGATGATGACGTGGTAACTCACCTTGCTCTCAGGGTTCATGCACCAGCTCACGCTGCCGTTATAGCTGCCGCTCGTATGGTGCAACACGATCATGGTCGGCGTGATGGGTCTGCCGCTTTTGTTTGGGGTGTTCAGCCTGCGCTCGTCGTAGGCTTTGCTCGCGGCGGGTGTGGAGGTTGTTGTGGATACGGATGGCAAGCTCGGCGAGGCTGGCGCTGGGCCAGTCGCGGACTTTTTGCCAAACAGTCTCTTGATCCACTTCCACATCTGCTTACTTCTTGTAGCCCTTGGTGCTAGGTGTGACCGTGACGGTGGCCTGTTGCTTAATGAAGTCGTAGCCCACCGTGACGCACCCAGCCGCACCGACAGCCCAGATGGCGGCGAGGATCGCAACTGCAAGTGCTTTTGTGACGCGGGCGCTCATGGAGTCAGAGTCTCGCGTTGTTGTCTTTGGCCATGACCAAGCCCCAACCGGCGAGCAGGCTCGCGGCGATGAGGCCGAGGTCGGGGATGCTGCCGTTGGCGAGGAATTCGCGGCCAGCGGTGCTGAGTGAGGCGATGATAGTGAGGATTCCGAGCAGGGTTGTTTTGTAGTTACGCATATTATTTTTGCTTCTGTTTCTTTCTCAGGTCGTGAAGGACCGAAATTAAGGTGACGATGCCGACCGCGAGGCCGACACAAAGACCGGCGACCCTGAGAGTCGTCTCTAAATGGGGCAGCATGCTGAACACCGAGGAGCCGATAGACGTAGCGGTGCCGATGACGCCTTTTTCAGTGGTCGTGAAATTGTGATGAAAATACTGCAAGCTCATCTCCGGCTCCTCAGATGCGTTACTTCAAGTAAGCGAGCACGGCGCCAGCGTGCAGCTTGATCTCGGTGAAGCTGCCCTCAATGGCGGTGCCGACAGGGAACGCATAGGCGCTGGCGCCGGTGGTGTTCGCCACGTTGGTCTGGTTGCCTGCGAGCGTGTGGAACTTGGTCGCGGCGTCGAGGCTTTCGACAACGCTGAATGTTCCGGTGACGGCCGTGGTGTCGGAGATGAGGCGGACGCCGTTGGCTTTGTTCGTTGTTCTGACGTTAGGGTTCATAGGATTAGTATTGGTTGACGCGGGCGGCCCATGTGGAGGGTTGGCCCTGTTGGAAATAATATTTGTCGCGCTGCGAGATCAGCTCGGACTCGGCGAGCTGCTCCATGGCCAGTGCTTTGTCGGTCTGTCCGTCCTCTTGGAGCAAATCTGCACTCAGCATCAGGCCGACTGCCTTGGCGATGACGGCGGGAACTGTCGCCGAGAGGTTGCTTGCGGAGTATTCGGTCGGGCGGATGCGGAAGTTGACGTAGACGGTGGCGGGCAAATCGCTGCTTTGCGGGAACCTCACGCTGTCGCCTAGGAGCGTAAAGCCAATGGCGCGGGGTGCAACGTGGGTTGCAGGACTGTCTCTTAGGACGCCAAACACTTGCCCCATGGCTGTCTCGCCGCTCTGCTCGTAGTCGATATAATAGCCGTTCGTTGCATCGCCCTGCACGGTGCGTTCTTCGACGCGCATGAGTTCTGGCCAATCCGCCCACTCCCAGCAGTCGGCGATGCGCTCGTTGGCGGCGGCGACCATCATGGTCTTGGCGCCGGATGGGATGGCGTCGATGGTGGACGCATCGTTGCCGACACGTTGCCATGCGCGGAGAAGGATAGACTGTAGGGTGACAGTTCTCACGGAGACACTAAGGCACTAAGGGTTTCCGCCTACGCTTTGCTCCGGCGTGACAAGCAGAGTTTGCATGGCGGACTGGACGGCGGCTTCAAAGGTGACGCTGGGATTCGGCCAGTCGTTGCGCGGCGCCGGATTGGCGGCGAACATGGCGAGGATCTGCTGCAAGTAGGCTTCGACGGCGTCCAGCTCGGCGCATGTTTTGCCTGCGGCGGTGAGGCTTTGGCGCAGATACAAAAGTGTGGGCTGGCGGTCGCCTGCGAGACCTACACTGCGGAGATGTTCTTCGGCGGTGATCGGCTCGGCTTCCGGTGCGGGTGCAGGCGGAAGTGTGGCGAGGTCGATGTCGGCGAGGCGCACGGCGGATGTTCCGGCGGGCGGTTGCCACTTCGCGGTGTCGCCGTCCCAAAGGACGACGTTGACGAGGTGTCCGTTGGGTTGGTCGAGGATGGCGTATTTCTCGGTCATGGTCAGAAGTAGGTTGTGATGATGACGATGCCATTGGCTCCGTCGCCGCCCTTGCCGACGCCGCCAGCGTCATTGGTAGATGCGCTGCCGCCGCCGCCGCCGCCGCCGTAGAGTCCGCCGTTGCCGCCGTTGTTGGCTTGGCCTGACGATCCGGAAGATCCGCCGCCGCCGCCGGTGCCGAGGAAGCCGACGCCCCATGTGGAGCCATTGTTTCCGGCGGCGTTCGTCACGGCGGTGCCGCCTGCGGTGAGAAGGGCGCCCGAAACAGCGCCGCCGTTGCCGCCAAGGTAGTAAGTCGTGGCCTGCTTGCCACCACCACCACCGCCGCCTGCTGCGGTGCCAATCGCTGCGGCGGGAGCCGTGGCATTGGCGCTGAAGCCGCCCGTACCAGATGGGCCGCGGCCCATGCTGGAAGCATAATAATAGCCGAGGCCAGAAGATGCGCCCGCGCCGCCGCCGCCGGAGGAACCGGTGCCTGCCGCGCCTGCTTGTCCGCCGGTAGAGCTGATTGAGCCGAAGCTGCTGGCGCCGCCTGCGGTGCCGCCGCCGCCGCTTGAGCTGTTGGGACGATTGCCCGAATCACCTGCGCCGCCTGCGCCGATCGTGACGGTTTCGGTAGATCCAAAGGAGGCGGCATCTGCCCATCCGACATTGACGCTGCCGCCTGCGCCGCCGCCACCGCCGCCGCCGTTGTTGGCTGTCGTGTCACGGCGACCTGATGCGCCGCCGCCGCCGCCAGCCACAATAAAATAGTGGACGAGCTTGGCCCCTGCGGGTTTTGTCCAAGTGCCGTTGGCGGTGAAGATTTGGGTGTCGGTGAGTTGGCCGGTCAGCGCGATGGTTCCGGAACTATTGGGGACGGTTAAGGTCCGCGTCTGGCCCGAGCTGATGCCGGAGAGTTGGAACTTTAGGTTCTTCGTTGCATCTCCGTCGTCGTAGAGGAGGAATGCGCTGTCGCTCATCACGTCGAAGAAGGACGTGTCGGTGAGCTGGTAGTCGTTGTCGCGGGAGGCGCCGACGATGGCTTTACGCACATACACGCCGGCTTGTTTGTAGGACGAGAAGGGCCACGTTCCGGAGTTTGAGCGGACGAGCCAGCGGCTATTGAGGGCCGCCGATCCGTCGAGCGGGAGGTCCGCATAGGTTGCAACCTCGCCTGCGAAGAAGGCAGAGCCGCCGCCGCCCGATCCTTTTTGATCGAACGTGCCGCTGAAGGGGTTAAACGTCCAAGGCATTTGAGATTAGAAATTGGAGATTTAAGAGCGAGCAACGGACGCCAGCGAGGCATCGTCAGTGCTTGGCGGGTTTGTCGTGTAGGAGAAGGTCAGCGTGGCGACTGTTTGGCCTCCGCTGCCGCCTTCTTTGTAGGTGACGGTCTGGATGTTGTTGGTGCCGGAGTAATACGAGATGCTGAGATAGTCGTGCTGCGGGATATTTAATCCGGCCACGTTGCGGACTGAGACGTTGGGATGCATGGGATGGGGAAGTTGGCAGTGGTCAGTTGGCAGTATCAGTTGGTCGCCGCGGCGACCTGTCTCGCAGACTCGGCTGGCGGCAGGGGAATTAAGCGGAAGGAGCGGCGGTCATGCCGAGTTGCTGGTCCTGCGCCATCTTTTGCAGCGCAGGCTGGGCGCCGGTGCGGCCGATGACGGCGTTTTGCTGCTGTTGCAGTTGGAATTGGAAGGCTTGCGCTCTCGCGTCGATCATGCTGCGGAAGATTTCGTCTTGGGCGTAGCGCTGCTGGACGGCGGGATTCGACTGAATGATCTGCTGCAAGGTTTGCAGTCTTACCTGCGCGTTTTGGCCGCCCTCCTTGAGCGGGGGTTCGGTGCCTGCGGCGATTTTGGCGAAGGCTGTTTGTTCGTCTTCTTGCTCCATCTGCGTCGCGGCGCCGATGTCCCTGACAAGAAGGTTGGCGAGGTTCTGGTCTACGCTTCCGAGCATGACCTTGATCAATTGCGCTCGGTCGATAACCCCCATTGAATCCAGAGGCACTAGATTTTGGGTCAAGAACGTCATCTTGGCCTCCAAGGCGGCGTTATCGAGGGTTCTCGCGTCGAACTCGGCAGTGATGTCATAGCGACCGCGGATGTCGGCGGCGCCTTCAGCTAACGGCGTGGCGTTTCCGGTGACGCGAGAAATTTCCTCCGGCAACATATACTGCTGCGCCAAGGCGAGGATCTGGATCATCATGACCTTCATGTCGAGGAGCCATGAGTCGGCCAAGTCCTGCATGTGAAGCATGGCGATGTTGGGATTCACGCTCTCAGTCATGCGACCGAAGTAGCGGTCAACGTCCGCGCGGGTTGCCTGCTCGACCTCGATGCTGCCTTGGTCAAACGGCGGCGGCGTCATCCAATTAATTTCATTCGGACGCCTCTCCGGTATCTGCATCGCTGGTCCGAGGACGAGATCGAGGCGACCTCTGGAAGCGGGCACCTTGAGCGGGGGAATGATGCTGATACTGGCGCGGTCAACCCTATAGTCCCTCTGCACCTTCACCTCTTCCTGCGCCGACTGGACGATCTCAGGGATGCCGCGGCTTTCGAGAAGCGGGCGGGTGTTGCGCTCGCGGGGCAGCTCGACAAACGGATACATCTGATGCTCGTAGGGCATCAGCTCATGCAGGGCGACGGAGTCGGTGATGCTGTAGCTGACGACGGTGCGGGTGACCTTGGTCGCTCCGGTGCGGTCGTCGTGCTCCTTGCGGTAGACGTGCCACACTTCGATCAGGTCGCGCATTTGCTCGTACAGGAACTGGTCCGAGCGGTGGATGTTCATGTGGATGCGCTTCATCTCGCCGCGATGCTTAACCGCGCGCTCGACCCACTCCTTGTCCCAGCCTTCCAGCGCGGCGCGCTCGCGCAGCTCGAACTCGCTGAGTAGCTCGCGGCGGGCGATGAAGGGCGCCCTTTGCAGGGAGTCTGTCTGGATTGGGAAAATCACGTCCTCCCATGCTTCCAAGGCACGCACCACCGGCTTGGACGAAAATATATAAGGGCTTTCCCACTCGACCTCGCCCTTCTCGCGGAGTTGGCGAACCTTGGACACGCTGCCCAGCTCCGGCACCACCTGACCGAGAAGCTCCGCGGCCAGCTCCTCCTGAGCTGGATCGAGGACGACTTCGAGGAGCGCCTGCAGGTTGGGATCTTGGGTCTCCTCGATCATCATCATCGCCTCTTCGAGCGTGAACTTCTTCACCTCGACGAGGGTCTGGCGCTCCCAATCGACAGCCATGACAGCGAGGCCATAGGTTTCGCGGAACTC